ACGGCGCTGACTGATGTGCAGGCCGCCGAGGAGCTCAACGAGGCCCGGTTGGCGCTATTCAGACGCATCCCCGCACATACTGCTTAATTCCCCTACGGGGCTGCGCGCCGGTGAGGGGGCCATGGGATGGTGAAAGAACCACCCAATATCCGGGTGCCAATACACTGTCTTCTTCTACAACGGATCGACTCGCTTCGCGTCGCCGATCTCAGACCGCTCCAGGCTCATACCTGTATTGGAAAAGACTGTGGAAGGCCTCCCCAGGGAGCGTTTTGGCAGCGCTAGGGAACCTCTTCACGAATCGGTTCTGGCTGTGCCAGACCGATGCCTGAACTAAGACGGCACTGTCGTTGAACAATTGCGCGCGTGCAGTGAGCCCCGCAGGCAATGCGCGAAGGGCAGTTGCCCGATTTTTTGGGGCATTACGCCCCCTGCACGCGCACCTGTCCCATGCATTGCATCAGCTTGTGCCTTGCCATCCACAGGTTTGAGAGCGCAAACAGCGTGACTATCTGCGCTGTGTTCTTCTTGAGCCCCCGGTAGCGCACCTTCACATACCCAAACTGTTGCTTGAGCACTCGGAATGGGTGCTCTACCTTGGCGCGGATGCTGGCCTTGGTGCGCTCCAGTTGGTCGATCAGCGCGTCAAGGGGCTTGTCCTTGTCCAGAGCCCGGCGCAGGCCCGCGCGCATGGCTACGTGCCAGCGCACGCTTTGATTGGCATCAGGCCTTTTGCCCACCCCTTGGTAGCCCGCATCTCCAAAGGCGTCTGTCTCCTGTCCGTGCAGCAGGCTGTTGGCTTCGATGACATCCCCGACGTTGCCACTGGTGCCTCGCACCGTGTGCACCAGGCCCGAGTCCGCATCCACTCCAATGTGGGCCTTCATGCCGAAGTACCACTGGTTGCCCTTCTTGCTTTGGTGCATCTCTGGGTCGCGCTCGCCGCTTTGATTCTTGGTGGAAGTGGGTGCTGCAATGAGCGTGGCATCCACCACCGTGCCCGCTTTGAGTTGCAGCCCTTTGGCCTGCAGCAGGGCATTGACGGTAGCCAGGATCTGATCGGCCAGCTTGTGGCGCTCCAGCAGATGCCTAAAGCGCAGGATGCTCGATTCGCTGGGAATGTGTTCGTCCCAGCGGGACAGGCCTGCGAAGTCGCGAAAGGCCGGCACGTCGTGCAATGCTTCTTCCATCGCTGGGTCGCTGAGCTTGAACCACTGCTGCATGAAGTGAATGCGCAGGAGCGTCTGCACAGCAAAGGGCTGTTGGCCCCGGCGACCACTCTCGGGGGCGTAGGGCTCAATCAGGGCTACCAGCTCAGCCCAGGGAACCACCAGTTCCATGGCATCAAGGAATTCGCGCTTGCGGGTGCGCTTGACTGTGTTGCTCAGGCCCAGGCTGCTTTGCTTCATGTGCGTATTGTCTGAGCTTCAGGCTTGGTCAACCACATCGCACAGGGATTCGTGCAGAGAATCCCTAGTGCAGCTGCTTTAGCGTTTGGTGCACCAGGGCCATTCCATGAATCCATATCTGGCGAAGAAAAATCAAATTTCAGACCGTTCGGCAAAAGAATCAAAAAATCGCCACTGCCGACGTTGGAAATCTTGCCCGCAAATCGATAGCTGATTTGCCAGATCTTTGAGCCGAGCTGTCGATATGCGATACGGTGAAAATCCATGACACCAATCGCAGGCGCGGCCCCAGTTGAGGTGAGCACTGGCGCGCCACCGTCGCTGTAGGCTGGCATGCCCCCTGCTGCCTGCCCCAGCCCTACTGCATTAAATGGATTGACCCATGTCATGTGCGCACCTCCAGTTGCACGGCATCTCCGTCCGGGTTGACGATGTCGAAGCGGAAATCACCTGTCTGCACCAGCATGGCCACGTTGCTGGTGCAGCCCAGTTCCAGCACGCTGCCCTGATACACCACGGTGCCGCCATCCGAGAATTCGAGCGTCGCGCGGAAACTGCCGCGCGCCGTGCCCTTGAGTCGAATGGCCGCGTTGCCGCTGGCAGCAACACTGAATACCGCTGATTTGACCGACGCGCCAGGCATCGTCGCCTGGTCATAGATCGTTGTGGTCGCCATGCCTGTCCTCCATTACCAGATTACCAGTTACCAGTCGCGACGCGAGTCCCACGTCGGCTTGAAATAATCGCTGCTCGTATCGGGCCGCATAAAGTCTTTTCGTGGCGCGTCGGACGCGCGCAGCGGCACGGGGATGTACTCGATCGGGCCGCCGCCCTGTCGGCTGGCGTACCACGCGATACACAGCGCCACGGCAGCGTCCCCGTGTCGTTGATCCTTACCCGTTTTGGTTTTCTGCTCGGGTATCCGCGGGATGCCGTTGACCATCTTGATCGAGCGCAGGTCATCCAGCGTGTCGCTGTCAGCCGGCATGGATTCGAGCGTGCCGTCCTCGAATGCAGCTTTGAGCTTGGGCATGTTTTCGAGATACCAGTTGGCCGTCAGCATGATCTGCGTGATCGAGGCCGCGCCGTAGCGCTGCATGGCAACTTCCGCAAGGTACTGGCCATTGCCGCGCGCGTCGAACGCGCCGTGCGTGAATCTGGGCAGGTTGTCGCACAGCCAGAACAGGATTTGCTCCTGCTGTTTGAACGGCACGTTGCGCATTTCGACGATAAATGGGCAGCGCCGTTCGAGCTGCTGCAACTCGATCAGCGGCACGAATACCGACAAGTCCCCGTTGCGCGCGAAGTCGTTCCCGAGACTGCTGCGCACGTGGCGCGGCAGGGCCTCGACCAGCGGTGCCAGGTGCTCCTCCATCCACTGCCTGCAATGGGCTTCACGATCGGTATCGGCGCGCTGCTCGAACCCTTGCGGGCAGGTGTACTTCACCACGGGCGCATCGCGCGTCATGCGGGATTCGATCAGCGCCCGCGTCAGATACGCGCCGCCGCTTTGCGAGGGGATGCAATCGAGCTCCTCGGCAGCGCCCGCACCGTAGTACCGGTACACATCCGCCGACCAGTCGGCCTCTCCCTGCTCTGACCATGGCTTGCCAGAGCGCAGGCAGACCCGTCTGAACAGCCCATCGGAGATCGCCTCCTGGAACGTCAGTCGATGCAAGGTTCCCGCGCGGTCGCTGTCGCCTCGAATCTCCCCGATCAGCCGGTTGAACGGGTTGTCTACGCCGTTGTGCGTGGAGATGACGCGCACGCGGCCACCCCAGATCAGCATGGCCATGGCGGCCTTGAGCAGCTCATCCAGTTTGTCGTGGAACGCAGCTTCGTCGATCACGATCGTGCCCTGGCGGCCCCGCAGGTTGGACGGTCGGCTGGTCAGCGCAACGATCCGAAAGCCCGACGCCGGAAAACGGATCGTGAACGTCTTGACATGCTGATCGGCCTCGTCTTCGTCCCAGAGCCCCTCCTCGATCTCGGAGGCGGCGTGGTTGAACGCCTTGGCCCACATCGCGCACGCCTGGACATACTCGATCGTCATGTCCTTGTTGTACGCGATGTAGTAGACGTTCTGCCCGCCCGCGCTGCGCGCAGCAGCCGCTGTCAGCACATCGTCGGCGGCCTCAGCCCACGTGAGGCCGGTGCGGCGTGACTTCTCGCAGATCTTGAACGGACTCTTGTCGGCCATCCACCTTTGCTGATACGGCAGCAGGACGGCCGGGGCCTCAAAGTCTGCCGTGTTCGGTGTGCGGGCCGGTACGCGACTCATGATGTGATGCCCAGGATTTCGCGCTTCAATGCATCCACCGCCTGCGCGGAAAGACCGCCTTTTGTGGCGATCTTCTCGGCTGCATTTGCCGCAGCCTCCACCCGTGCCTGCACGTCGTGACGGAATTTCTTCTGGTTGACGGATGCCCGGGCGAGCGTCGCGATGTTTTTCGCGGCAGCCGACAGCAGCTTGATCCGCTCCGATGGGTCGGTGTCGTCGTCTTGAGCCTCTTGCAGATTGACGATGCTCTCGAACAACTCGGTCTGCACCAGTGCGATGACAGCTTCCGAGCGCGCGTCCTGATCGTCCGCCGCGCCCTCGGTCAGCATGCGCGCGGCCTCCGTGCTGGCCTTGATGGCTGCGTAGCGCCGCTCGATCTTCTGGCCGTAGCGGTGAATGGCGCTCTTGCTGACCTGATAGCCACGCTCGCGCAGCGCCTCTTCCAGTGCCACCAGCCCTTCGTGGTCCTGGTCGAGCAGTGCGCGCTCAAGCCAGCGCCGCACCTCCTCGGGCAGCACATTGATGCTGGATCGGCGGCCCATGTCAATCCCAGTACTTGACCGGGCGGGCGATGCCCGGTTCACAGTCACTCGTGTACTCGGCCAGATCGATGCCAGCGCGCGTCAGCTCCACGTGCCAGGCACCGGTGGGGCTTTTTTCGATCGTCGCAATCTCACGGGTCTCCAGATAGGACAGCTCGCGCTTGACTTCTGCCACCGTCGCATCGGCATAGATCACGCGCATCACGTCGAGCAGGAACTCGCCGCTGCTCACGTGGGGACGCGCCTTGTTGATGGCGTTGATGAGGTTCCAGCGCATCGATTCGCGCCGAACTTTAACGAGGTCCACCATGATTGACTCCAGCGGTGACAATAGTCGAATAGATCGAGTCGAGCTTGTGCTCGACCGTGGTTTGCTGCCGCGCGAACTCCTGCCTGTCAATGAACGTGCGGTACATCTCGGTCTGCATGGCCGAATGTCGCTCGTGCAGATCGCGCAGGTCTTTCTCCGTGACGCGATGCTGGGCATCGACGCGCTCGATGGCCTGACGCAGCATG